TCAAATTGTGGACAACGGGTTTAGCGCTAATGCCTCACTTAAGAAGTCTGGTGATAGGTGAGAGTAGCGCATGGTTTGCATTACTGTTCCATGCCCAAGTATTTTTTGAAGGGTTAATATGTTGCCACCATTCATCATGAAATGGCTTGCGAAGGTATGACGGAGAACGTGAGCCCCTTGTCCTTTTGGTAAATCAAAATTTTGAGTTCTTAGCATCGAATAAAATGCAGCATAACAATTCTTGAATAAACGCCCGTTATGGCCAGTATAGATTTCTTCATATAGTTCTGGAGTAATTGGTATTGATCTGTTTTTCCCATTTTTTGTGTCATGGAAAGTAACAGTACCATTCACAATATCTGAACCTCTTAGTTTTTCTGCTTCTCCCCACCGAGCTCCTGTTGATAAACATACTTTTGCTACTTTTAAGTGATCACCTTTTAATACGCTCAATAATTGGATTATTTCACTTTTACTCAAAAATCCCATTTCAGTTGGTTTTTCTTTTAGTCTTGAAATACCCTTTAATGGATGTTGAGCGTGAAATTCATCAACTTTAATTAAAGCAGTGAATACACTACTTAGGCGGTTAGCATTTCTATTTATCGTACTTGGTTTGTTACCTTTGGCTAAAGCTGAGGATCTATATTCTGAAAAGCGCTTTGCTGTGATTTGATAAGCTTTTGGAAATCCCATTTCTTCATTAACCATATCTAGAATTGCACGGTCACGGATACCGCGCTTTAGATATTGGCCATGATGATAAAACCATAATTCAATCAACTCAGTTAGAGAGCGTTTATCCTGTGGTTTATCTATCCAATCTTTACTATTTCTTGTCGCCATTAAATGACGTTCATATTGCTGGGCTTCTGCTTTGGTTTTGAATCTTTTTCTATAGCGTTTGCCGTTACGACCTTGTGGACGACAATCGACTTCATAACCGTTTGCAATCGATTTAATACTCATATTGATTTACTCATTTAATTGTCGCTGTATGAATATACAGTATTTTAGCGTGTGATAGCAATGTAACGCTTTTATGTAGTTATAAAAAAACCTCCAAAGGAGGAGGCTCTTATTCAATTGAGAATTATTGATTTCAAACTAAAGAATTTATGAGGCAAAAGACTTAAAAAACAGCTTTCATTACTGTTGTAACAACCTTCCCAATTACAGCAAAATCTTCAAGTTGATTAACTGTTAATGTGAACGGGTCATACTCACTTTTATTATCAGAAATAACGTCATAGCTTTCTGCAATAATGTTGTATTTTAAGCGTTTAATAAACACATTCTGACCAATACGAATAACGTATACGCCGTTCTTTACTGGATGCTCTTGTTCTCTAATATCAACAAGTACTTCGTCGCCATCACTTAAAGTATCTTCCATCGAATCGCCATGACATGAAATGATACGAGTGCTTTCAACATCTAAATTAAATTTCTTCAAACGTTGGCTAGGAAGAAACTCCATTCTTAATTGATACTCACTATCTACTGTTCGGCCAAAACCACAAGCAGCGTAAACGTTGTAAACAGGAATTGGGAGCATTTCAATATCGTTAATCATCACTAATGAGCTTGCATTACCTTTGATTGGAGTTACGTCTGCTGTTTCACCATAGCGTTCTTTTAATTGAGCGATAACTTTTTCTGAAAAATTAGATATATGGTATTCAAAAGCTCTACCTTCAACAGATGCCTTTCTTTTTACCCAATTATTTCGTCTTGCCTTCTGAGATATACCTGTAGATGAATTTGCCATTCCATCTAAACCAATTAATTCAGAGCTTAAAAACCATTCACGCATACAAACACCGTAACAAACATCAAAACAAACAGTTGACAAACGCGAGTAGATACACTTTAATAGCGAAGCAAACACAAAACAAACGCTAAGTTACGTAAATTACCGCATTTAACTTAATTGATTGAGGATACTACAAATGGGTACTCCAGTTGAAGCTCAAAACGAACAATCTGCAACGGTTGTGATCCAACCAGATATGCTTCCATTAACTCTTGAAGCTTATGCTCGAAAAACAAATCAAACAATTCGTGCTGTTCGTGATCAAGCGAACAAAGGGCACATTCCTACCATTCAACGTAAAAAAGGCGCGACAGTTTACGTTAATCAAGCAGCAATGATTTTGAGTTCACTCCAAGCTGCTGATTGGGACGTTCGAGTACCGTTAGATCAATTTTCTTATTAATCATTAGTTCTTTGTTTTGCTTAGATAAGAGTATTAATCATGGAAGATATTTCAACAACGTATGTTTTTCAAAAGTCCAAACAACAAGCCTTTGATGATGCATGTTTAGCTTTTAGACAAAACAACAATATGAGAGTTATTGCTGAAGAGTTGGATATGACACCAGCATTATTGAGAAGCAAACTTAATGTTGAGCAATCTCATGTGTTGTCTTGTGTAGAAATGGTCATGGTTGCCAAAGTTTCAGGTGATTACACCATCGTAAATTGTTTATTACGTGGACTCGGTGTTGTTACTGCGAATGTTCCTATTGATGTAAGTGAAGAGACTTTTGCTAAACGAGCATTAGAGAACTCGATGCATGCAGGGGACTTGGCAAAAGAAGCGCTAGATCATGCAGGTCAAACTCGAATCACTCACCAAAGCAAACAAACCATTATCAAAAAAGCCCAAGCCTCAATAGGAAACTTAGTCTTACTAATTAACGATATTGAAGGACGCACACCTAATGCGGTTTCTTATCTTTCTATGGGCGTGGATTTTATTACTTCTGGTGCGCCATTGCCGGGATTTGCATAAGGATTTAATTATGAGTCAAACAAACTTAAATGAATCGACACGTGATATTCAATTGATTATCAGTTCTATAGCTGGGATGACGTTGGACGCACCACCATCATTAATAATTACGTTTAATATTTATTCTAACACTTCAGGAATTAGTGTGGTTGTTTGGGAAGATACGGTAGGGGGAAAAACATTACTTCATAAAACGGTTTATCTCAATTGGAAAAATGCGCTTGAAGATGCTGTTGAGTTAGAAAGTAAATTAGCTGAATTAATCATTGAAGCAAGAGATGACGCAGAGGTGGCAGCATGACCAAGGATAAGTTTTTAGCAAAAATGGTCATTGCTTACATGCAAAGTCATGGGCAAGCCCCAACAGAGCAGCACTTTGAAGGATGGGCTGATTTGTATGTTGAGCTCAGTGCTTATGGTGATCTGGAGGGGTGATTATGTTGCATTTTCTTGCTGTGGTTTTAAATAGTGGCGGTGGGGTTGTTCGTGATGCAAAGACGGATGAGATACGAATAGAAGAGCTCGGTGAATTTGAATCAAAAGAGCTCGCTATTGATAACGCATGTGCCCAGTTGAATTGTGAACATATTACTAAAGGTGTGATTGTTCGTGGTGATCATACTGGTGGTTTTATGGTTTGTGATACGCAGGAGTTTGCTGAGTTATGAATGATGAACGAGTGTACTTATCTGAAGAAACAAAAAGCTTAGGTCTTCACTGGATCCAACGCTTAAAGAAAGAAATCAATAAAAACAAATCCATCGTAAAACCAAAAGTGGATGGATTGAAAACTTATTGCTCAGACTTTCGTTATTCCAGAACCTTTCAAATTCAATCAAAAAGAGCATTGATGCACCGATGAAAGAGAAAGATTTACTCTATGTCGTGGGGTCAATACGACCCCAAGATGAAATTAAGAAAAATGATGCCTGCTTTCGAGCGGGTTTTTTAGGTTCAAAAATTCAGGTTCAGCCTTATTCTCAACAAGAAATGCAGCTTTTAGAGGCAGGATTGTTCAAAAAACTGCCTGTTTATGATCGAGTCTTAAATCGAAAATCTAAACATGTCACTGAAGTTGAAATTGCCACAGAGCATTTTGAAAAGTTAAATCGACCACCTGAACACGTCCGCGAAGCGGCGGCGAGAATCGCCGAAGACTATAGGCTTGTCAATGGGCGCAAAAGTCCGACACAAAAAATGGACTCAAGAAAGTGGGATATTCGCAACACTCTGCGAGTTCTAGGGCGTGGTACTCCGTACCCAATTGAGTTGGCATCCACTGAGTCGCATTTCAGCCAAGACGTGTTATATGGCTCTACAGGTCAAAGTACTGCTGCCATTTTGCATGAAAAAGGGAAGCGAAATGATGATGAGTCAAAATTAGCGCCTGTTTCTTTTCAAGTTCAGCACCGAGAGTGGAGTGGTCAATATCGTGGCCAAGTGGTAACGCAAACACCAGTAAGTAATGCACCAGATGCAAATGTCGGAGAGCGTTTTTCTGAAAAACTCACCTCCAGGTCGGTATCTAAAATATTTGAAAGTGCGGCTTATACATCAACATGCCACGGTGGTTTCACTACGTTCTTAACGTTGACGTTTAACAAAGAGCAGCGTTTGCGGATTTTTGGTGGTTTAGCTGACCCAAGTGATGTGAACTCAATTGGTGCTCATCACCCCGTTCGTTTTCGTCGCAATATGGTGACGTATAAATCATCGGAATTTGTAAAGCGAACCGAGTCACCCGTTTGTAATATCGGAGGAGCTTATACCTCGATTGCCATTGATGGCCAGATACCAAAATTAATGAATGCGAGTGGCGATATTGCAGGGGATTACTGTTTGTTATCTCAAAAGCCTAAAGCTGAATTTACCATTGATAAAACACTTGAAACGACGGTTGGCAAAGAAGTGTCACGTTTGCTCGATGGTTTAAAGAAAATGTATCAACGCGGTTGGCTTGCTGATCATACCGTGCAAACGGATAAACACTCGCATGCTAAATACAGCGATTTGACTCACGAACAAGTGCCACCTCATTTCAAATCAATACCCACAGAGTTCGGACCCTCGTTCATGAAAGAAGATTTTCATTATATTTGGGTAGCCGAGTGCCCAGCCAATGAAGATGGTGAGCCAAACCCACACGTTCACGTTTTATTGAGATGGACTGTGGAACCGCATTTGTTCAGTGCGTGGGCAAAACGATTTGAAAAAATTTGGGGGCATGGCTTTGCGAAGTTAGAGCGGATACGAGAACCAAAAGCCGCAGGTAGTTACATCATTAAAGCGGTGGGTTATGCGGCCAAAGGTGACAATGCTGAACAAGGCTTAATTCGAGGTAATCGCTATAACATTGCTAAATGTTCTCGCGCACCGGCTTGGGAATGCATCGCCTCTTTTGAAGCCGATAACATTACCGCAATCATTAAAGAATTGGGTTACCGACTAGAACGATGGAAAAAACCATTGGAGCGCACATTAAATCGATTGTCCTATCAGAAAAGGCAAACAATTAAAGCCAAAGCGACGGCGATCAAAAAGGGAGAGCCTGAAGACAAATTGAAGAAAATGCAAAGTCGCATTATTCGACTGGAGAAACAGGCACTCAATGTGAAAAAAGAAATGAAGTCACGACAAGTGCATGTCTCCACGGCCAACAATTTTTCAATCTCGTTTGATGGCAAAGAAGCCAAAGATAAATTGGATTACTTTTTAATGTGGGCAGCTGGTGCGCGCGGTTGGGGAATGGATTGTCGTGATATGGATTTATCTGAGCTGAAAAACGAAGCCGATGGTTTTTATCATGATCGTTTTATTCAATTCAAAGATAAGCAAGCGTATTGGCAAGCGGTGCTGAATGATCCCATCCCCATTGAAACGTATGACGAAAATGAATTGAGTTATTGGAAGAGTTTTACTGCGGATTATTTAGAGGGGCGATTAACCCCAATGTTACGTTAGAAAATGGAGAGCTGAGAATGTTAATTACATGCCCAAAATGCTTAACCAAAACACGTATTGCTACATCACGCGCTATTTCACCAGAAACGCGCGAATTGTACTGCCAATGCTTGAACCTAAATTGCGGGAAAGTGTTCGTTGCACACACGTTATTTTCGCATTTTATTGAGTCAACAGGCCAAAAACCGGATGCCGAGTTGCAACCTGAATTGTGTAAAGATGCAAGCCAAATAGATATATTCGACGAATTATAAAAAACGCAAGAAAACGATCTAAAAGGATTTCTAAAACGATCAGCTAGAAATGCAATTAGTTTAAATCAAACAAAGGCTTGGGTTTAATAGAGTTGCATAAATAATTTGCGTTTATTTTTCGTTTTATTGTTGTGTTGAATTTTGGTGCGGAGGGGAGGGTGAGTCCGAGCGAGCCTAAATCGCTGACCCCTACGATGAAATATTCAGGATTTTTGCATAACACGATTGGTTTTTATTTAACTTGAGAGAATGTCACGTCATGTGGGAAAGAGAGTACGAGAAAGGTCGTTGGAATGGCCTTGAATTGAACATCTTAACGACGTCCATCGATGGTGGCCAACGTCTTCATGTGAGTGAAATTCCTTATGCGGATTTACCTAGTATTAAAGTGATGGGAAGTGCTGCAAACAGCATTGATTTAGAAGTCTTGCTTGTTGGTAAAGCGTCTCTGGTTGAAGCCAATAATCTATTGGCGAGTCTTAATGCAGCTCCTAAAGGAGAGTTGGAGCACCCATGGCTTGGTGAGTTACCGCTTGTTTTTAAAACGTTTTCTCAAAAAATCAGTACCAAGCGTGGTGTGGTTGAATTATCTCTTAAGTTCTTACGTGATGGAAAAGCCCCACAGTTAAGTTCGTCGGCGTCCATCACCGTGAGCTCAAAAGAGCAAGCTTCTGAGGTTGAAGAAAGTTCAACAAAAACCTTTGTTCAAGATGTTGAAGAGATGGATGTCGCTCAAGTGAGTAGCTTACAAGAGCGCTTTACTTATGCCATTAATCAGTTGGTTGGTATATCCACCAAATTGAACGTGCCAAGCCAAACCCTCTCGGCTTTAAACCAAGAGCTCAATAGTGCTTTGGTTGCGATTTCAAGTATTGCCAATGCCCCTGAGCAGTTTGCCGAGCAGTTGAGTAAAACCGTTGATAGCGTTGCTGATGCGGTGCGCTCTGAGCCTGATTCTGAAAATGAAGCGATAGACAATTCAAGGGCAGCGCAAAGCAGCATGTTGGCAGCAATTGATCTTAATGCCCCAAGTGCTCACTACAATGTTCAGATGGTTACTGCCGCAGTAAAAATGAGTAAAACTGTTGCAACGTTAGAGCAGGAAAATGAGTTTGATATTGTGAATGCGAAAGGGCAACCAAGCATCATGATGAGTGATTTGAAACAACTCACCGTTGCTATTTCACAACGAATTAATGAAGTAACGATGAACTCAACACTGGAAAGTCTTGAATTGTTTTATGCATTGACCGGCCTAAAAGAAGGAATAGAAACGCAATACAACAAAGTAAAAACGGGCAGTGAAGCACAACGTTTTATTGAACGTGGACGTTATATTCCTGCGTTATTTTTAGCTCACCAAACGTATACCGATACCGCATTAATATCGGCACTGAATCCGCAAAAACATCCATTATTTATGAATGGCTCGTTATCCATGAGGGCAATGAAATGAAGTTAACCTTATTGATTGATAATAAGCCAACCGTATTTTTTAGCGCGAACCTTCGCTATTCCATCGAGCAGCTAGCGCATGAGTTTAACTGTCGCATTCCCGTTATGGTGATAGAGCGTCCATTGTCGATTGAATTTAAGTTGGATGGCCAACGTATTTTTACAGGGATGATCGATAGAGCGACGAACACGACCACAAGCAGCGAACATTCTATGGCGATAAGTGGGCGATCTAAAAGTGCCAACATGATTGATTCACGCATTACGATGGATGCGCAATACGGCCAAACCATTGACCGCTTATTACATGTCATCGCAAAAGAATTTGGACTCGGGGTTCACTGCTCTATTGATAAGAGTGCATTAGTTCCTATTTCAGAATTTCAAATCAATGGCGAATCGCCGGTTGATAATTTTGCTCAGCTCATTAAAGAGCAAGGTTTTATTCTTGTTGAGCGTGATGGCGTTCTTACGATTGAAAACCCTGCACAAGCCACACTCGATGGGGTTGCGCTTGAGGTGGGTAAAAATATTGAAGAGCTTGTTATTGATAAAAATTTTACTGAGCAATTTTATCATATTGAAGTTCAAGGTCAGTGGGATGATGCCAATGCGGTGGTGACTTATGCACCGGCTAATACTCAGCGACGAACGGTTTTTATTTCAGATCAACTTCAAACCGCAGAAGCTTGCCAATCACGTGCGGAATATGAGCGAGATTTAGCGATTGCAAAAGGATTGAGCGCATCCACATCCATTGGTGATGTGTTTGCTGAGTTAACTGGACAAGCCATAAACCGAACTATCCGAGTCATCGATAAAACACAAAATTTCAGTGAAATGCTGTTGGTTAAAACATTGGATTTATCCGTAACCGAAACCAGTGCTGAAACTAAAGTGGAGTTCTTTAGGCCATTTAAGGAGAAAGTGCATGTTTAACCGGTTGATGAGTCGCATCAAAAATATGGTGGCGATTGGTAGCGTGACGGGTGCCAACACCAAAGTGTTGCAGATAAAAACATCTACAGGCAAAACCAATGATCGCATTAAGCGTTTACATAATTATGGTTTTGTTAGTCGCCCGAAAGTGGGCTCTCGTGCATACCTTCTTTTTCTTGGTGGCGTGATGAGCCGAGGTTTTTCATTTTGCGTTGAAGATGAGCGCTATGAAATGGAATTGGAAGAGGGTGAAGTGGCCATGATGGATGACAAAGGCAATGTGGTTCATTTTACGAAAAATGGCATTTCCATTACATCGCTTGGTGCGGTTGAGGTCAATGCAAAAAAAGACGTCACGCTAAAGGCCGATGGTAAAGCCATTGTGACGGCTCAACTAATTGAGCTCAATGGGGCTGAAGGTGGTGTTGTTCGGGATTGTGATGGTTGTGCTTTTTCAGGTGCGCCGCATGCTGTGGCATCAAAAAAAGTAAAGGCAGGATAAAAGATGGCTTCAAATGATAAAGATTTACAAGCATTTCTAGAAGAAGAGCTTAAAGCTGAAGGTTTTGTTCTTGATAGTGAATTTGCAATGGCTGGTAAGTTTGCCAAAGCGGTTGCAAAAGCCGTCGTAAAAGAAAGAACGCAAAATGCAGAAGTGATCATTGATAAAGGCAGCTCAGCAGGGACTTACAAAGTGTCATGACGTATTTTAATTTGAATGCCATTACTGCCCCGATAAATACCAAAGTAGGACTTGCTCATGCTGTGCTTCAAAGTGTGTTGAATCATGCCGAAGCGACCAAGAATGATCGCGCACGCATGGAGAGCGCTGAGCGTGGTGGTTGTTGGAATGATGAGTTTATTCGAAGTATAGGCTCTCGTGATTGGACGCTTAAGCGCGAGAAAATGACAGAGCAAACCATTGGACGAGTAAAGCGTTTTTATGAAGAGGCGTTGGCTTGGTTAGTTGATGAAAAACATGTGCAATCGGTAACGGTTGAGGTCAAGAGACTTGGTTCAAGCAAGTTATCGAGAAACGTCATATTAACGCTTAATGATGGGGCAAAATTAGAGGTGACACCATGAGCACACAACGCAGTCTAAGCGCGTTAATTGATAGAGCAACCGCCACATTAATTGCGAAAACAGGCCAACATAACCCGGCAATTGATGCTATTGCGTGCGCCATTGCAGGTGTCAGTTATGGCCAGTATGGCTATCAAGATCAGCTCTTTCGAGAGTTGCACCCTGAAACCGCATCTGAGCCTTGGTTATATTTACACGCTGAGCGTCATGATGTTGAACGATTTCTTCCTACGTTCGCTAAAGGTTTCATTCAATTTGAACAATTAGGTGGTGTGGTACCCATTCCTAAAGGTTCAATCGTTATTGATATTACAGGAAGTGAATATCAAACCATTCGAGCTCAGTACAGTAATGAAGATGTGGAAGTGATTGCGCTCATTGCTGGTGTGTTTGGAAACTTGCCAAGTGGCGCAGTACTTCGATTATCAAAAAGTATTAATGGGGTGAACCCTGATGATGTGCTTTGTCTTGGCTTTAGTGGCGGTGCTGACATTGAAGAGTTAGAGCACTGGCGTCAACGTATCTGTACGGCCTTCAATAAAGGTCAAGAAGTGGGACGACGAGACGATTATGAAAGTTGGGCGCGCTCAGCTCATGCTGATGTGGATTTTGCATGGGCGTTAGATAACACGCCTGAACGTGGCATGGTTCAAGTCTACATTGGTGCGAGAGAAAATGATCCCACGTTATCTTTAGAAGTAATCACAACCGTACAAACTTTTATTGATAAAGAGCGGTTGGCTGGGTGCCATCCTTTAGTGGTCATCCCTGCGCATAAAGCGGTCGATGTTGAAATTCAAAATGTTCAAGATGAGCAGGTGAGAGCAGATGTAATTGTGGCACTCCAGGAATTATTTAAAGATAAAATGGGACAACGTGATGAATCGGTGAATCCACCAAAACAAGTGTCCATTACCCCTACTGAAATAGTGCTTGCCATTGCCCCTATTACCAGTAATTACATCGTTAAGCAGCCAACCGAAGAGCAATTTATTGCGGACAGTGAAATTCATGTTTTAGGGGAGGTGACATGGACACCTCTGACTTAATTGTGGATTACAGTGAAGCTGATTTTGCTGATGCTATCCGTAATCTATTGCCTCAAGGGGATTACTGGCAAGAGGCGGATAATACCGAACTTACTAACACCATATTAGGGATGGCTGCTGACTTTAAAGTGACCAATGATGAAATCCAATTGGCACTGTTAACGGATTTTAATGAAAGCTTATTTGGTTGGAAGCTTAGTGATTATCAAGCCTTACTTATTAGCTCAGGTGGGCAAGGAGTGGTGAGTGATACACGAAATAAACCCAACTTAATTTATGTGTCACTTGTCTCGAATGAGCGGTGTGAAAAAGCGTGGTTTGAATTTGAAAAAGTGCGTCTTCCTCATACTGAAATTCAATGGATATATAACAGCACCATTAATGTTCACACTCAAGCCGCTAACGCAAGACATATTCGAACCCTTTATCAATATAAGGTCACTCAATGAGTTTATTAATTACAGATGCAGGCATTGCCGCCTCAATTGAAGCCGAAGCACTTGGTGTCAATTATAAAATCACGCATATAGGAATTGGTCTTGATGGGTATGTGCCTACCGCCGACCAAACGCAATTAAAAAATGAAGTGGCGCGTGAAGCGTTGAGTCGCGGTTCGGTTCCTGCGCTTGGTCAGTTGCATTTTGAAGCGGTGTTTGCAGGAAACACTTCTTTTGATGGTAAAGAAATTGGTTACTTTCTAGAAGACGGAACTCTCTTTGCGGTTGATAGCCGTGATGGTGAAATCATATCTTTAAAGCGAAGTAATACCATTATTACTGAATCGTTTGAGCTTAACCTTGCAGGCTCAAGTATTAAGAATATTACGGTTGAGCTAATGGGTGCTCCCTATGCCACTGAAGAATTAGCCGGTATCGCAAAAATCACGACAATAGATAAAATGAACAGTGATGATGATGAAACTATAGTCACCCCTAAAAAGCTGAAAGATAACACCGCAACAGATGACGATATTGATACTGAGTCAAATGAGCCTAAGTTCATTCAATTACCGCAACTCTGGCGTGGTATTAATACTATCAATTCCACTATGCAATTCTTAGCTTACGATGAGGAGCGTGAATATTCAGTGGGTGAAATTTGTTTTACTAAAGATGGGACAACGGGAGAGTTGTTATATTGGCAATGGTATTCAAATGTTGAATCTTTAAAAGGTAAGGATCCACTAGATTTAAATAATAGATTTGTAAATTGGAGTAATATGAATAAACCTCCTTATTGGATACCATTTAATACAAGCAAGGTTGGTTCAACTGTGTGGTTTGGTGGAGATAAATTACCTGAAGGATTACTTTATGAAAATAATCAAAATGTATCCAAAATTGTTTATTGGCGCTTGGCGCTAGCACGACCGGAAATTGTAGTTGGAGAATACATACAAATAAAACCAGCAGCAGGTCGCTATGTTCGTGCTGCTGATGGAAGTGATTATATTTCAGGCGACACGCATGAAGATGGAATAAGAAATATTACTGGTACTTGGAAGGCCTACTCATCTAATAATTCATCGTCTTCAGGAGCTGTTATTCAAGTACCTGTGGGAACAGCTGTGACTGGTGGGAATGCTGCTAGTCAATATAATTTGGAATTTGATGCGTCACGTTCTGTACCTACGTCAAAACAGAATCAACCTGTTACATTTATAGAATGGAAGGCTTTAGTTATATGATTGGAAAATATTGGATATATGAAAAAGAAACAAAAGAAGTCAATCAAATTGGTTTGGATGCATGCATAAATACAAAAATGCCAGAATATCCTAGAGATTCTTTGACAGTAAAACCATTAGTTGACAAAGATGGTTTTGCCGTTATTGCATGTGATTTTGACGATAGAGGAAAGCCGCATTCAACAAAGTATGTTAGTGACTTTAGAAATCGAAATGCTTATTCAAAAGATAGGGATCAAACAAAAGATTATTTAATTACTGAAATCGGTGAAATATTACAAACACATACGTTGATAGAACCAAAAGAATTTGATTCTTGGAATGAAGAAAAGAACATATGGGAGTATGATATTAATAGAGAGTCTCCGGTTAAATATCAGATTGAAAAGGAATGGAGAGATGAAACTCTTTTAAAAGTAATAAATAGAATGGAACAATATAATCAAGATAACAGTTTGCCAAGTAATTTAAAATGTTCCCCTATAAATGAATCTCAATTTTTCAAATTAGCATCAGATAGAGTTTTACTTTGTGATTATACAAAAAAAGACAATTTTCCATTTTGTACTCGACCTAAACTATCTGGGGTATTAGATGAGATATAGTAGTAGATAAATGGTCTCTAAAGGTAATGTATTTAAAGACCATTTATATTGTAATTACTCGTTTGTTTTAGATTGGAGATTTTGTTCTATATATGGCCAGACTATAGATGAACCATAGGCACTTAAGTGTCCAGCATCATAAAACAAATTTTTATTATCTTGTATTGTTTTACAATTGAATTGAGAGTCACAGATTGAATTAAATGGGTTTATAAAATTAACATTTTTAAGTTTGTTTGATATATTTTTCAATTCATTATTCATTTTTAATCTAATCGGTAGTGATTGTGTAAATATATCACCTTGGCATTTATCTATGTTATTTTGCATATTTGTACACTCAACCAGACTATTTTTTGGTGCTGGCACCCATCCGATTAGGTTTATAGTTCTTTTATTGCCAACAATATTAGATAGTTGAGTTATTTGATTTTCAATCATTATATAAAAATCATCCTGAGACATGTCATGATCACATTTTTTTGAAATACACATAGTATCTCTAGGGGCCCAACTAACAGCTAGTATTATATCTTTTGTCGGAAACTCTGTAATTCTATTATGTAGTTCTTTACAGCGATGTTCCCATTTACTATCCATCCATTTATCTGTAGGTTTGGTTGTATAATCAATAAAAGGTAAACAAGAACCAGCAGCTGCAATTAATACTTTAGTTTTTTTTGATTTTGTTATGCCGTAGGCATAATGAGCTAGGTTACTATCACCAATAGCAATAAAATCAACATCATTAATTTCGTCTGTATTTAATAAATGGTCATTTTCTAAGTCGATATAAAGTAATTGATTATTTTTTATTGAATTATGCCCAAGAATGAACTCGGGTTTTGTTTTTCTCATGTCAATAATGGATTTTATATGTACTTTAAGTAGAAAACTTAAAGATAAAGGGATTAATATTATTATAATTAATGCTTTTCCTTTTAACTTCATTTTTTCTATTGTGTTATAACTAATAAATCCAATGACTATTGAAGAAAGAATACCATATATCCATAGGTTAGGGTGTTTAGATATAAATACTACTATAGGCCAATGCCATAAATATATTGAATATGACCATTTTCCTACATACTTAAATATGGGGTTGTTAGTTAACAACGATTGGTGATTGGAAATTATTACTAAATAAGTTCCTATTACAGGGACTAATGTAAAGTAACTAGGCCATAAGATTTCTTTTGATATAAAAAAGAAAGATAATACAATTAATATAACCCCAAAGAAGTTAGTAATTCTTTTATACTTATTTTCAATTCTTAGAGGGTATAGGTAAGCAATTGTACCAAATAACATCTCCCACGCTCTTGAGTATAGGGAATAATATGATGTGTTTGGGTTTGTTTCTGACCAATAAATACCAAGTATAAAGCTTAGAAACATAAGTGAAAAGATTATTGTTTTTACTTTATCTTCAAAGAATTTTTTTATAGCAATAATGAATATTGGAAATAATAGATAGAATTGCCATTCTACAGATAATGACCAAGTATGTAGTAACCATTTTTTATTTGCAGATATATCAAAATATCCAGCTTCATTAGAATATGTAATATTTGATGTGAAAAATATACTGCTAATACTATGCTTACTTAGGGTGAAAAAATTTGAAGGAGTTAAATGAAACCAACCATATATTAATATCACTAAGCATAGAATACTTAGTGCGGGGATAATCCTACTAGCCCTAGCTAGATAAAATTGACGTATAGAGAATGTGTTATTTTCTAGTTTATCCCAAATAATTTTTGTCATTAGGAAACCTGAAATGACAAAGAAAACATCAACACCTGCAAAACCACCTGTGAGTAATGATGGCTGAAAATGGAAAATTACAACAGCTAGAACGGCTATTGCTCTAAGACCATTAATATCATTCCTGAAGTATTTCATTCTAAATGTTGCCTTATTTTGTAATTTAAATATTCATAGATATAAATGCGAATTTATCAGTAATTAGTTGTAAATACAAAAAATATAAGGTTAGTTTCTTCTTTTTTCTAAAGGCTTTATATAGAAATAGTATCAATATCACTACTCAATAAGTGTGCGATACACTGGGTCAAATTCATAATCTGAGTAAAGCATGTCTGAGAAAGAGATTGCACGTATTGATGCCGCAATGAACAACCTTGCAAGTTTGATGCGTGAGCAAAACAAAACACTTAATAAGGTGTTAATCACGTTAACTAAAACCCAAACGATTCAAGTTGCCAACTCTAAACGAATAGACAAGCTCGAATCGGACAGAACGTGGTTAGTTAGATTAATTTTTGGTTCGGTAATTGCGATTGCTTTTGCCGCTTTTAAGGTGATGTAAGATGAATAAATTCAGTCAACAAAGTGCCACTCGTTTAGCGAGCTGCCATCCACAATTGCAAAAAGTGTTTACTAAGGTTCTTGAGATATGCGATTGCTCAATTCTTTGTGGCCATCGGACCGAAGAAGAGCAAAACGCACTTCCAAGTAGCAATACCCAAGTTCGTTTTCCTAATAGCAAACATAACTCAGTACCAAGCAAAGCGGTTGATGCGACACCATATCCTTATGATGAAGATGACCGTGAGCGTTTTAGTTATTTTGCAGGCATCGTCATTGGTGTTGGTGCATCAATGGGTATCGCAATTCGTTGGGGCGGTGATTGGGATAGAGATAATGAACTCCAAGATAATAGCTTTGATGACTTAATGCATTTTGAGTTAGTGGGTGAGTAAGGAATTTATTATGGGGTTATTTAATAAAATTTTTGGTAGTGACTCAGCTATAAAATCAGGAATGGATTTAATTGCCAACACTGGAGATGCTTTGGTGTTTACGGATGAAGAGAAATCAAAACAAAAAATAGAATTACTTAAAGCTTATGAGCCTTTTAAGCTTATCCAGCGTTTTTTAGTACTTCTGTTTTGTGTGCCTTATGTTTTCTTTTATTCCATTGTCATCATCGGCGAGCTTTATGGATATGATTTCAAAAGTATCACTTCTATCATTAACGATGCCTTTCAATATCCTGTACTTGGAGCTGTGGGGTTGTATTTAACTGGTGGACTAATTCCCAGTAAATACCGTTAATAAATCAACAATGGCTTATAGTATAGCTTTAAAAATATATAAACCATTCTTAGTCTCATGAGATTAAGAATATTCACAATATAATTACCTTATATCTAATCTTATACATATTCTTCGGAAACTAAGCATAAAAATCAAGTAGGAGAATCAATTTCTTACTTACCACTTTAAGTTACACTTTTTATTTTTGCTTGCTTTTTCGCATAAATAAAATGGCAATGATTGATTGTTTTATCTCCTTTAACTTACGTTACAACTTCAAAAGCAAAATTTATAGGCAGATATGCAAACATGAACAAATACACAATATTATTACTCATTACCTCAGCAATGACAGGGTGTAATGATGGTTCAAATTCAGCAACAACTCAACCAGACCACCCTACATTGAAGGTTTCTGTATGTAATATGATTAATGATTCATCCATTGATTTAAATACCGAAGAAGGTCGTAATTATGCAAATGATAATACTTGCATAAAAATCGTTAGTGATGATTTAGGTACATTACTAAGTGAAACACCAACGCCATGGGTTAACGATTATTTATCATTTAATAATCGATATGGACAAGGGTCATCAGTCGAAGAATTTAAGTTGAACAATAAGTATACATATTCTTACTCTGACTCTGGTTCTATTTTTGGTGTTACAAAATTTGGTTTTGCTGATTATGATGATATCACTCAAACGACTTCGGCAGATCAAGGATATGGTTCACAGGCTTGGAATTGGTGTGAAACAATGAATGAATATAAAGTTGCGGATAGAGATAATTGGAAATTACCACAATCAGTTGATATTTTTAATATACTAAATTCAGCTTTATCTAACGATGAAACCATGCGCTCAATGTATGGGTGGACTGATTTGGAACATCCAACAATCGATGCAACTACAGGGCTTGTTACTTTATTTGATTACTCAGAAAAAGCACCTTATGTGTGGGATACGACTCAACCATGGTATAAAGAAAAATCAAGTACGATAAAAGATGGGATGACTGTTATGTTAAGATCATTTGCAGTATCTTGTGTATCAGAACCTAAATAATACACTCATAAATAAAGCTTCTATATAAGAAGCTTTATTTTTATTTCGATTATATCGCATTAACCGTTATAAATTTCACACAATTCAAGTGCTGAAAAATCTAATTCACTATCAACTAATGAAGCTGCAACATTCATTAATACATAACATTGGTGTTGAGGCATTTTTTCTTTTATTGAGTGCGATACCGTTTGGGCGTAAGAATCCGCAATCATTTCAAGACTATCTTCTTTGTCTTTTTTATGTATTAAAACCATTTCAGCACCATCGGTTAATGTATCTAGTCGGCCTGAATTTTCCCATTTTTCACATAATGATGATGCTATTGCACTAAAAGAAAGGAATAAAGAAAAAATAATGGTGGTTTTAATAAAATGAATCATGTTTATTTATTGCTAGTTAAGTATTGGTCGCAATGATAAATTCTTTTTTCCTAAAGAAATGCGATAAATGTCTTGTTTTAAAATATCATGTATACGTTAAGGTATTTAATCAACAAATCATGAAATGAGGTTAGAGAGTATCGCTAATTTTAGTTAATAGAAATTCCAAGAAAATGGACGTAATGAACATTGAATATATCTTATGATACGTTCTTTGTTATTTATGAATGGTTAGGAATTAACGATGTACGAAATAATGAACAAAGAGCGTAATATTACGTTCTTTAAAAAATTATGTATCATCCTTTTAGTTGGCTTTAGTACCATAGCGAACGCATCTAGTGACTGGAAATTAGATGATAATGTTAATAAGGAAAAAATCACATTACCTGCAACTAAATCGAGTTTTCTTGCTTTTAAATTAGAAATGTTTCACCTTTTACCTAGTCGAGATTGGGAACTAAAAGACCAAGAGAATGATTGGTTTACTGCTCAAAATCATGATTGTGAAATAAAAGTAGAATTGAGTGAAATGAATACTGTTTTATTAAGTTATAGAGGTGAAAAAAAAGTTCCTCTGATTGGTAATAGAAATCAGTATCGTTCTACTCCTACTTGTAAAAGTAATTGGCTTGGTTATTTATTAAAAGATATGAAAACAGCGCAGCAAATAGTTCAGTATACTGAAGAAGCAATTGCATTGAGCCGCGCTAGTAGTTAAATATTGTGATGTGAAACTTTTAAATGAGTCTACGCAAGCGTAGGCTCCAATCCTTCATACTCCTTAATGTTCACAACTTCTTGTCCAACAAAATTATTCAATTCACACACCGATTCTAATAGTGGCACCAGTTCATTTTTGTAGAAGATGCGATCGACTTTGTTTAAGTCACTGCTAGAACTAAAACCTTCACGAACAATACTCATTAAATCCAATGGAATGCGATGACTGGCCAACACATCATTGGTGGTCATGCCTTTAATGTCTTTAAATGCATCTTTGGCTTCAACTTGTCCAATCGGGGTCAGTTCTGGCGGTTTACCATCTTTGCCTTTGCCATTAATAAACAAATTCTTAAAAGCACCAAGGCCAGCTTGTTTTCTTAATTTGTCTTCAATTTCTTTTTCTTGTTTATCGGTAAGGTTTGGATCGTTCATGTAAAGCAAGTAACCGGCATGAGCGCCATTGATGTAATACTTACGACGAAACAAGGTTGCATCTTCATTGAGCCAGATAGAACTCAGTGCTCCAATGTATTGCGGCATGCCATAGATTTCTTGGCAAATATCGTACTCACTCAAATGAAAAACTTGACCGTCCTTATAATCAATACGGCCATCATCATTATAGGCGTTTGGCTTATAGGTGTAACGACCGATGGTTTCTTGTGCCCGCATGTATAGCGCAGGTAAGTGCTTTAGTTGAATCACTTCCTTAAAGGCGTTTTTAATCACAAGTAAATAGCCATTGCCAAAGGTTAAGAAGTCATCCAAGAAGCGTTTGAAATCTCGCTTACTGAGTAACGTGGATAACTTAACTGAGCTTGAAGCCATGTTTCTTTTTACATACAAGGCTGAGCCGTGCATTGGATTGGCTCGCGCGGCTTTGGCCAAAGTATCTAAAGGGATAGGTGGCTCATACAAACCATCAATTAAAGCGACTTCCATATAACTGAGGATATCGCTCGTCATTACGCTTTCAGGGGTAGAAAAAGTTATCAAAATATCCTCTCTTATAGGAACGAAACGGTGGTTGAGTCATCGCGTAAAATATCGATAGGCTCCCAATGTAAAACATGCATGGTTGCCCACGCTAAATCCGCGTGAGAGCCGACTTTATTACGTGCTGAGATAAAGGTAATTTGGTTGCTCATTTTGGTGGTGTGCTGTTTTATCATCAAAAATGAATGCACGACGTCATCCCATTCATCATCAAACTGAAGACGGCCAGCATTAATAATTTCACGCGCTTTGTAGGCCATCATGCGTTTCATCTCTGGTGAATAATCTAAGGTAGTGAGTCCTGGATAAAACTTTCTCACTAACTCAGCAACGGCTGAGCCGACACCGCCAACATCAATGGCCAAATAGACCACATTGTACTTTTTGCAAATGGCTTCAATGGCTGTGGCTTGATCTTCATAGCTTGAGCCTTTTAAGCGAACGCGCTCAATAACTCGAAATGTACCGCCTTTAATGATGGGTTTGAGTGCAACCACTAAGCCTGCATCATCCGAGCCTTCACCTTGACCGCCACCTCTTGGATCATAACCAACCAATACCTCTCGACGGCCAACAGGGTGAAGCGCTTCAAAATTCACATCACTCCATTGACTGGTATCCGTTTTACAAGCAAGTAGGGCTTTAATGCTAAAAAACGATGACGAGTCATCTAAGAACACACAACGAAGCAAATTATCAAACACGGATTTATCGGGATATTTACGGTGCAATTTATCCATGTTGAAGAACGTGGCACCGCGCTCAATCGCATCATCTACAGTGATTATTTGACGGAAAATACCATCGCCACCAAGTGAGCCATTTTTTAATGCTTTATGGCTGATATCAATATTAAGCTCTTTGGCTCCAGACCATTTTGGATATGCTTCGTGCGCGGTTGTGGATGGGGTTGATAAATACGTGGTTCGATATTGCGCTTGGATGGACATGCCGCCTGCGTAATCATCGAGTTTTTGAAAGCTTGGGATCCAAAACACTTCGTCATAATACATATGACCGTTAAAGCCTTGGCTTGTAAAAATGTTTGTGGACATGAAATGCAGCTCAGCGCCATTGCTGAGAATGATGCTGTCTTTACCTTTGAGTTCAATATCCCCAATCTCAAGCGCAAATTTGCGAATGTAGTTTTTGAAAATCTCTGCCTGTTTACGTGAGGCGGAAATAAAGACCTGATTGTCACCAGTTAACACCGCATCTTCAAACGCTTCAAACGAGAAATAATCACTCAACCCAATTTGACGCGATTTTAAATAAAAGCGTTGTTCGTTAATGGTGTTATCACATTTATGAGCATGAATGTCTTTTTGATATTGGAAGTATTTTTTCTCGTAATACTCAGAAAGCATGTCAGCGGTAATGCCTGAAATATCATTTTTGCTTTTGTTGCTTGGTCTACCGCATTTTTTCTCTGAGCCATTTTCTGATTTTGGACTTTTGTTTCTGCGTCGTTCAGCTGCGTCACGTTTGTATTTTTGCTCAAGCAGCATTTCAAGCTCTTTGAGTTGTGACTCGTGCTTTTGGTCTACCCACATCAAATACGCAATCCGCTGTCTGAGTATCAACTCAACAGGGGCGTCATCGCGCATCTGTTTCCATTTAAATTTTGAGACCCATTGTTGAATGGTGCGCGGAGCTAGATCCAGTGCCTCGGCAATTTCTGCGGTTTTGTACTGGCGTAAGTAATACCCAAGCGCATGAGTTTGCGCTTGGGTATAGAGTGGTTTTTCAAGTGGAGCAGTCGGACTCATTTTCATTATTACAGTGTGCAATAACCAAATTAATCCCTCAGTAAGTCCATGTTCTAGATGCACATTCTAGGATTGGGATGAATACAAAAAGAGGCAGGATTTCGATAAATTAAAATCAGAAATCACAGGAGAGAGCAGCATGTTTCAATCAGAGCCCATTTGTATTTTAACCGCAGGTGAAACCGTCGATGGTCGGTTTATCGAGCAAAAGGTGATTGACGATATTGTCGAGCTGTATGACCCCAAACGCTATAACGCACGCATCAATGAAGAGCATTGGGCATGGGGTGAAAAGTTTGGCTCAGTGTTATCGGTGGAAAAAAGAGGGGATGAATTGTGGGGCGTTTTAAAACCCAATTCATTGTTATTGAGCACGGTTGAGAAAGGTCAACTTCTGCATACCTCTTGTGAAATTACGCCTAATTTTGCCAACACGGGAAAAAGTTATTTAACCGGCTTGGCATTAACGGATGAGCCAGCATCCCTTGGCACTACTGAAATGCATTTATCGGCCAACTCGAAAGAGAAAAACAAGGACAAGGTCTATTTGAGCTCAGGGGCTACTGTAGGAAAAGAGCTCATCGAGGCTGAAGAGCCAACCACTCAAGATGACAAAAAATTGTTATCTCGACTTATTCAATTATTTCGCTCGCATGATGAGCCATCCGATCCACCAGAAGAAGAGAACGATGACATGAATGAAGAACTAAAAGAGCTATTACAAGCACAAACCGCGCAGATAACAGCGTTAACAAGTCAAGTGACAAGCTTAACTGCAACGATTAAAGAAACCCTTCCTCAAGAGACTAAGCCTGAGCAAGAAGAGCAAACCGAGTTAGCCTCTCAGGTCGAAGCGCTATCAAGCAAACTTGATGATGTGGTGACAAAACTGAGCTCTATCACGGATGAAACCCCACGACAATTGGCTGGGGAAGACAGCGAAGAAACGTATTTATAAGCATTGGCTTATCACGCTTTTCCTTCTTCTTAATCTATTTATTTAACTGGATTTTATTATGCAAGAAAAAACAAAACTGGCGATAGAGGGCTATAAAAAAGCCGCCGCAAAACAAAATGGTGTTGAGGATGTCACTGAAAAATTCAGTGTGACCCCTAATGCCACACAAAAGATTGTTGCTCAAATTCGTGAGAGTAACTGGTTTCTTGGCAAGATTAATATTGTGCCTGTGGCAAATCAAAAAGGTGAAGCGATTGGGCTTGGGGTAACTGGCATGATTGCCAGTCGTACCAACACCAAAACAGGCAATGAGCGTAAAACCAAAGCCGTTTATAACATGGAGCCGATGCCGTACCTGTGTGAGCAAGTGAACTTTGATTCACACATCCGTTATGAACAATTGGATGCCTTTGCTCATCTGAAGAACTTTAACAAACTTATCAATTCTCAAACTCGTGAGCAGATTGATATGAACAAAGTGACCATCGGTTTCTATGGCACATCTTGTGAAGCGGATACGGATCCTGCGGCGAACCCAAATGGCGAAGATGTGTGTAAAGGATGGTTCCAAGCCATTCGTGATAATAACGCTGATGCCATGCTTGTTGAAGGCAAGACAACGGGTGAAATTCGTTTAGGTGAGGGCGATGAAACAGCAGGCAAAGGGGACTTTATTAACCTTGATCTAGCCGTAATGAATGTGAAAGGTTTATTGCATGATGCGTGTGCTAATGCCTCGGATTTAGTGGCGTTGGTTGGCTCTGATTTACTTTCTTATGATAAAGCCAAGTTCTATGCCGCGCATGGTAATACCCCAACAGAGAAAGCACATATTGAAGATATGCAAGTGATTGGTACGTATGGCGGTTTAGCGGCGTTTTGTCCGCCATCGTTCCCACCAACGGCCATCTTGGTTACTAGCTTTAAAAACCTATCTTTGTACATTCAAAAAGATTCCATTCGCCGCTCATTGGCGAAGAAGAATGACCGTCTTGATCAAATTGAAAACTTTGAATCAATGAACATGGCTTATGTGGTTGAACAATTACCAAAAGCGGCCGCGCTTGAGTTTGACAACGTGAAACTGTGGATTGATGGCGCGTGGGTATAACCGCGCATAACTGAACACCAACCCATGCAGGCGATCACTGCTTTATCAACCTATTGATGGGTTGTTATTAGTCAGTGTGAAGCCTGCACCTAAGAGGCGAATATGGAATTTGTTGGCAATAAAAATGAAGTGTATGACGCGGTATTGCCTGCAACAGAGCAATATCCCGAGCTTAAAATTTCAGAGTTTCAGCTTGTGTTTCATTTTTTGAGTAATGAAACAGAGGCGGGGATTTTACATCACGCCACGGTGGCCAGAGTCACTATTCATCGAGAGCTACTCGATACCATGGCAGAGTTTGATAACTTGGATGCCTTGTCAGTGGAGCGCTTTGGTGAAACCGATACAGGCAATACCTTGTATAAACAAGCGGTGTTTGCAATGACGGCGAACTTCTTAGTTGAAAATCAATTGAGCATGAACGCCACCAAAGAAGCGGCAGAGCGACAAGAAGCTATTCAAGCCAAAGCGGATAACTGTTTAGTGAAATATCGCCGTGCCATGGATTTATTACTCAATGGCGAAGAAACCTATCGTTTTGAGGTGGTGTGATGAAAGCGCTGCAAAGTATTACGGAGTTATTTTCTCATCATGTGCTTAATGCTCATAGTTTTGATGTATGGGCAGAAGATGGGGAGTTAGTTTGCACACAAGGTCAGTTCGTGGATGGCTTTGATATTACCTACACCGTGAACGTCAATATGGTGGGCGTCGATATCGAGCCACAAATATTGATGATGCATCTGGTGTCATGGTTAAACAAATTTGATATCCAACGAGAAGAAAAAGGCTTGGCACCGCCATCCTTTGCAGCCGAGTTACTGGATAACGGCAAATGCGACATCAAACTCAAAGTGGATATTCAGGAAAGCTACTCACTGAATGAAAACGCACAAGGTAATTGGCTACAAAATGAAACGCGATATGAGTGTGTCAGCAATTTCACTCGTACATTAAGTGAAGATGAATTACCGCCATTAGAATTTATTGGTGGCCATGAAAATGATTTTCCATCATGCAGTTAAGTAGTCCCGATCAGCTTACGAGCATCATTGATGGCTTGCTATTAAGCGAAGCTGAGCAGTTTGATTTAAATCGGCGTTTAGCCAATCGCTCACGACAATACTTTCGCTCTCAAATACGGCTGCAACGAGACATTGAAGGGCGAAGTTATCAAAAACGAGCTCGAAGAAAAATCACACTCGATAGCAAAACCCATAAAGCCAAAGACAACAAAAACATGTTGATGGGATTTAGCCGAGCATTGAAAACCCAAGTGAATGATAAGGGGTTTGAAGTGGGGCTTGCTGGTGTGGTTGGCAACATGGCACGTGATCACAATGAGGGGAGAACGCTCTCATTTACGACAAGAGCGAAAGGGTATTACAACTCTCGAACCAGTCGATGGGAGGGTGGAACCAAAGTTAAACAGTTTTACCAAATGCCAAAACGAACCTTTATTGGTTGGACACCTGCCCTTGAGCGAGAGTTGCTTGCCATGGTGGCAGAGCAATTTACAGCAGGCGTGGAGAGTTAAATGCGCACTATCAAAATTAAACCGAAAAAGGGATTGCTAGTACGTGATCCATTAACCCGAGTACCGTTAAAAACGGTTGGTGAAACGAAACCTCGAAACACCTATTGGCTACGCCGAATTAAAGAGGGCTCAGCCATTGTTATTGAGCCGAAGAAGGAGCAAACATCATGAGTATCAGTTTTTCAGAAGTGCCGAACAATGCTCGCGTTCCGGGTGTGTACATTGAAATTGATAACAGTCTTGCTAATAGTGCTGAAGAGCTGCAAAAACTGCTTGTGATTGGTAATGCTGTGACTGGTGCGGCAGTGGCACCCAACACCGTTGTGTTGTGTATGGATGAAGATTCGGCACGTGAGCAGTTTGGTGAATCTGATATCACAAGCATGCTGAAGTATTTTCGAAAGCAAGATGAAAGCATGCCAGTGTATGCGGTGAGTGTTGACGCTGCCGATACGGCAAGCGCGTTGGCAGCTCTTGGGGATACGCAATATCATCATATTCTTTGCTCACTCAATGATGAAACCACCGTACGTGATTTAGGAACGTTTTTAGATGAACGCTATAAGGCATTAGAAATGATCCCGGGCATTGCTTATCTTCCAAAAAAAGGCACGCACGCTGAGCTTATTACTTATGGCGCAATGTCCAATTGCCCATTGATAAGTTTCATGTCGATTAATGAGTTAGCGGACTCATCAAATAAGCCACTATCGGATGCAGAAGCGGTGGCGGCATGGGCAGGCCAAGTCGCACCATCACTAGCAAATGATCCATGCCGACCACTTCAAACCCTAAAAATGAATGGGGTGTATTCCATTGCCACCAGTGAATTTGATTGGAGTGAGCGCAATCTATTGCTGCATGAAGGGATGGGAACCTACACCGTTACCTCAACCAAAGAAGTGCAAGTTGAGCGACCAGTTACCGCCTATACAGAAAATGCAGCAGGGGCGGCGGATGACAGTTATCTGGATGTGATGACACCGGCTACCGCTATGTATTTTCGTGAGAAGCAACGCTCACTCATTCAAAGAAAATTTGGTCGTCATAAATTAGCCAAAGAGGGAACGAGCTTTGCTCCAGGACAAGCGATTGTGACGCCAAGCATTATCAAAGGGGAATTACTCACTTTGTATAAAAGCTTGGAGTATCAAGGGATAGTTCAAGATTTTGAAGGGTATAAAAAAAACTTGATTGTTGAGTTAGATGAAAATAACAAAACACGCATTAACTACTTAGACAGTCCGCAGTTCGTCAATGGCTTGATCATTACGGCAGGTAAAATTCAATTTAGAAAGTAACAGAATGATTGGGAGTCATTTATGAGTACAACAATAACCAGTCGTGGTTTTTTAGATGCCGGCTCATTGGGACGCTTACCGACTAAAGAAGGGGCAACCATTAACTTTGGTGGCGTAAAACGTGAAGCGGTCATGGGTGATTCTGGTGTTCTTGGATTTAGTGAAGAGTTCGAAGGTGCGCCTTTTATCAAGGTAACCATTGCGCATGCTAAAACCACCGATGAAACCAACATCAAAAACTTCACAGGTGAAAACATCACACTCAATACCAACAGTGGAAAAAGCTACACCTTGATGGATGCGTGGGTGAGTGAATCGTTAGAGCTTAATATCAAAGACGGTCAACTTGAAGTGCTGTTTTTGGGTACCGAATTAATCCCACAATAAGTGAAAAGGGGTTGGAATGTTAACGTTATTATTAAAGCGACAAGCCAAAGCAAGAAAAGCGCAAGCAATAAAAGTTGAGCAAGAGAGTGCGCTTAATATTCCCGTGATGGCTGCAACTGGTGCTCGTGATGTACTTGAGCATAAATCATGGGATGAAGTGCAACACATCTTAAAAACCGATTTGAAATACTCACGAACCTTAGCTGGCTCACAAGAGAAAATACCATACAAAAAAGAGCTTGTTAAAAAGTACACCCCATTGGTGAGTAAGCTGCTTAAGTCACATGAGAGTCTTGATGGATTGGATGTGGTTTGGTGGTTCTATCAATGGCAAGTGGATTGCGGTTTATTGCTATCGGTTCATGATGCATTTAAACAGGCGATATTTAAAGGACTCACCACGCCGTTAAGTTGGAACTCAAATGGCCAAACGGCGTTTTTAGATGTGGTGTTTAAATACTCGCATGAAGCACATAAAACCAAGCAATCATTTAATGCTCAGTTTTTACGTGATGCTGTCACCGATTTGATTGAAGGGCGATTAGCCACCAATGCCCCATTGAAAGTGAAAATGTTTCGTCTTGCCGGTGATTTATTGTTGGAAGCAGGCAATAACAAAGAGGCATTGGCCTTGTTTGAGATGGTCATGAAAATCGACCCTAAAAAAGGCGGCCGTAAAACCAAATTGAAAGAATTAAGAGAAGAGTTCGGTTATGAATAAACAACTATTCAAAGTGAAATTAGCCATACCCATGGAAGTGGATGGAAAAGAAGTGGCAGAGTTAGAGCTTCGTAAACCAACTGCAGGGGATTTACGTGGTTTGAATTTGGTTCAAGTGTGTGAAATGCACTTTGATGCGGCCATCGTGTTACTTCCTCGTATTTCTAAACTTAATGAGCGTGACATCTTGAATATGGAGAGTGAAAACTTTGCACCCATTATGACGGAAATCGCCTCTTTTTTCGTGGATACGAAGCACTAATTGAGCGAGTAGAAACCTATTATGCTGACCTCGCTATAGTGTTTCATTGGCAACCCAGTGAAATCGATGAACTCAGCCTTGATGATTTACTTTTATTTCGAGAAGAGGCGCGAGTTCGAACCGAGAAAGAGAGCCCTTAGCTCTCTTTTTTTATACCCAAAGAAAGGGATTGTTTATGAAAATGAATTTGTCAGTCGTCATGGACATGGTGAACAAAACCACCAAGCCATTAAAAGAGATGAGCAGCGATTCAGATCATTACGCTAAGAAAATAAAAAGCATTCAAGAGACACAAAAAGACGACTCAAGCGCCATGGCGATGATCGCTTCTTATCAAAAAATTCAAAAAGAGTTGGATAAGAACGCGCTTGAAAGTGAAGAAGCCACTGAGAGATTAAACAAACTCCAAGCACAAATGGCGAGCACAAAAGAGCCAAGTGCCGCATTGACGAATCGGTTGGCAAAACAAACCGAGAAAGTGGCCACGCTCTCTGCGAAACAAAATAAATACGAAGAGACACTTAAAAGCACAAGCAAGCAGATGCAAAAAGCAGGGGTGAACGTTAATAAACTGGATAAAGAGTTTGAGCGTTTATCGAAAAGCCAAATGAGCCATGCAAAGCGTGTGGATGAGGTGAGCAAAAAATACAAGCGATTGAAAACCGCCATGGCACCGATTCAAAAACTCAGTAAAGCCATCAAGTTGCCAAACCTTCGCACCGCAGCGGTTGGCAAAGGGGCGGCGTTACTTGGCGGCTTGAGCATGGGCGGACTATTTAATGAGATAAATAGTACCGCTTCTGAAATGGATAAGATGGCCAAAACCTCAAACACCTTGAATCTACCTATTTCAGAGTTGCAAGCCATGCAATCACAAGCAAAGCACGCTGGGGTGAGCTCTGATACCTTGAGTGCTTCCATGGTGCGATTTACAAAACGCCTTGGTGTGCTGCAAGAAACAGGTCGAGGTGCAATGGGTTCATTTTTGAAAAATGGGAAAAGTCCGTTGTATCGAGAGCTGCAAAGTGCCGAAGATACTCAAGATGCATACGACAAATTACTGGTGTCATTTTCAAAACTCAAAACCACTCAAGAGCAAATGGCGTTTGCGGATGCGGCCTTTGGTCAAGATGGCCGTAAAATGCTAATCATGCTTCGTGAAGGAACAGAAGGATTAGGCGCAGCACGAAAAGAGCTTAATGCGCTAGGCGGTGGAGCAAAAGCTGATGATGCTGCCAAGGCCGAAGCGTATAACGATGCTTTGCAAAAAGTGCAAGAGAGTATTCGTTCTATCAAGTTCGCCGCCCTTGCGCCAGTGATGCAGAGAATTACCGAAGCATTTACGGCGTTCTCTACTAAGTTTAAGAATGCCAAATGGCGCACAGATTTAATTGAGAAAATAATTAAAACGGTTAATGGCCTTTATGAGAGCTTTAAGTTCTTAGGCAATATTATTTTGTTCACCTCCCAACACTTCAAAGGGATCATTGCTACGGTGGCCATTTTTAAAGTGGCACTGATTGCATTAAACGCGGTCATCATGGCCAACCCTATCGGGTTAATGGTGGCGGCCATTGGTGCAGCTGCTATCGCTATTACTTATTTGATTGATAAGTTCATTGGTTTTGATGTGATATTAAAAGCGGTAAATCAAGCCATTGGTTGGGTATGGGATGGCATTAAATCCATGATAAACATGCTGCCTGATGCACTGATTCCGGATGGTTGGAAAACCTCAGTTGAAGATGCCGGAAAAGAGGTGGATAAACTTAGCACCAAGCTGAGCAAAATGAAGGATAAAAATACGAAGCTCGGTATTACAACCACTGAAAGCCAAACCCAAACCATTGCAACGTCATACCACAGTCAACCAAAACAAAGCTTATCAGGCAACATTATCCCAATGTCTAAAGCGACACCATTAACCAATCAAACCGTGAAAAGCCAAGCTGAAGTGGCACTCACTATCAAATCAGATAAACCAGTCACTATCGATAAAGCAAAGAGCGAGAAGGGCACGGATTTAAGCTTGAACGTGGGGAATATGAGTATGAGTTATTAACAGGACCAAGTTGAAAGTGCCGAGGAGTGTAACCTCCTCGGCGAGGAACGCAAGCGAAGGCTCCAAAGATATGTGCTTGATGCCTTAAGGCAATCACTTGCATAAAGTAACGATAAACGTTAATGATCGAATGTGTAAAATATCAATAAGGAATTACTTAAGATACCTGCGAGTTGGTTCGAGAACTGATGTAATTAATAGCATTAACATCAATGTTTAAAAGTTGTTTTATCTGTATAATCTTCTGAATTTATTGTGCATTTCAAACTAATTTTTAGGAATTTCT